GAAGGAGCTACAATAAGCTACGTTGACCCTGCTAACCTTGTGTATTCTTATACAGATTCTCCTTATTTTGAAGATATATATTATGTTGGTGAAGTTAAATCTATACCAGTAAACGAACTTGCAAAACAGTTTCCTCATTTATCAGAGAGTGATCTTCAAGATATAATGAAAAATAAATCATATAGTAGAAATAATTACAACACAAGATACTCTGCAGACAAAGAAGATAATAATACAATACAAATTTTATATTTTAATTATAAAACTTATATGAATGAAGTTTATAAATTAAAAGAAACTGCAACTGGCGCAGATAAAATAATACCAAGAGATGATACTTATGATCCACCACAAGATAAAGAAGGTGGATATTCTAGATTGTTAAGATCAATAGAGTGTTTGTACGAAGGAGCTATGGTTTTAGGTACAGATAAATTACTTAAGTGGGAAATGTCTAAAAATATGATGCGTCCTAAAAGTGATTATACAAAAGTAAAAATGAATTATGCTATTGTAGCACCTAGAATGTATGATGGAAAAATTGATTCATTAGTTAAAAGAATAACTGGTTTTGCTGATATGATTCAGTTAACACATTTAAAACTACAACAAGTATTATCACGTATGATTCCAGATGGTGTTTATTTAGATGCAGATGGATTAGCTGAAGTAGATTTAGGTAACGGTACTAACTATAATCCACAAGAAGCTTTAAATATGTTTTTCCAGACTGGTAGTATTATAGGTAGATCATTCACAAGTGAAGGCGATATAAACCCTGGTAAAGTACCTATACAAGAAATAAATTCTAGTAACGGTGGTGCAAAAATGCAAAGTTTAATTAATAATTACAATTATTATTTACAAATGATAAGAGATGTAACCGGATTAAACGAAGCTAGAGACGGCAGTATGCCAGATAAAAATGCTTTAGTTGGCGTACAAAAACTAGCTGCCGCTAACAGTAATACAGCAACAAGACATATTTTACAAGCTGGTTTATTTTTAACAGCTGAAATAGCAGAATGCTTATCTATGAGAATATCAGATGTATTAGAATACTCTCCAACAAAAGACGCGTTTATACAAGCTATAGGCAGTCATAATGTAGCCACGCTTGATGAGATTAAAGATTTGCACTTATACGATTTTGGTATATTTATTGAATTAGCCCCAGATGAAGAAGAAAAAGCAATGCTTGAAAATAATATTCAAATGGCATTGCAACAACAAAGTATAGAATTAGAAGATGCAATTGATCTTAGGCAGATAAGCAGTATTAAATTAGCTAATCAACTGTTAAAAATACGTAGACAAAAAAAGTTAGAAAGAGATAGACAGCTTCAGCTAGAAAACATAGAAGCGCAAGCACAATCTAACACGCAGGCTTCAGAAATGGCAGCGCAGGTTGAGTTACAAAAAAACCAAATGTTAACTCAAAATCAATTACAACTTGAGCAAGCTAAAGCGCAAATGGATTCTCAAAAAATGATGCAAGAAGTTGAGCATAAAAAAGAGTTAATGGCTTTAGAGTTTCAATACAGCATGCAGTTGAAAGGTATGGATACTTCAAACTTACAAGAAAGAGAAAAACAAAAAGAAGATCGTAAAGATGAAAGAACAAAAATTCAAGCCAGTCAACAAAGTGAGATGATTGAACAAAGAAAAACAGGTAAACCACCTAAAAACTTTGAATCCACAAGTAATGATGTACTAGATGGCGCATTCGATTTAGGGTCATTTGAACCTAAATAAATTTTTTATTAATTATTATTATATTATATTATGGAAGAAAAACAAGAAAACGTAGTTGAAGAAACTGCACAAGTAGGAAACCAACAAGATCCAGGTGATGAAAACGTGGTGAAAGTTGATGAAAGTAAATTTGAAAGCGCTGGAGATGACAGCGTTATAAAAGTAGATTTAAGTAACCCACCTAAAGAAAAAATAGAAGATGAACAACCAATTGATAACACAGAAACCGAGGAAGTTCAAGAAGAGGTTATTAAAGAAACGACTGATAAAGAAGAGGTTGTTGAACAGTCTACAGAAGAAAATGATGAAACACCTGTTTTAGAAGAGATTACAAGTGAAGAAGTTGAAGAGCAAGTTGAAGAACTAGAAGAGCAAGTTGAGGAAGCCGTAGCTGAAGCTAAAGCAACTGGAAAAGATTTACCAGAAAATATCCAAAAGCTAATAGACTTTATGGAAGAAACTGGTGGTGATTTACAAGATTACGTAAAACTTAATCAAGATTACAGCAAGTTAAATGATAATGATGTTTTATATGAGTATTATAAACAAACTAAACCACATTTAACTAATGAAGAAATTAACTTCCTTATGGAAGATTCGTTCTCTTATGATGAAGAAATTGATGAAGATATAGATATACGAAGAAAAAAATTAGCGTTAAAAGAGCAAGTTGCCAGCGCTAAAGCCCACCTGGACGGGCAAAAGTCCAAATACTATGAAGAAATTAAAGCTGGGAGCAAGTTGACTCCAGAACAACAAAAAGCAGTTAATTTCTTTAATAGATACAACAAAGATCAGGAAAGCAGTCAACAATTAGCAAAGAAAAATTCTGAAGTTTTTACTCAAAAAACTAATAATCTTTTTAATGATAAATTTAAAGGATTTGAGTATAATATTGGAGATAAAAGATTTAGATTTAATGTTAAAGATGTTGATAATGTTAAGCAGACTCAAAGTGATTTAAACGGTTTTTTGGCAAAGTTTGTCGATAAAGACTTATCATTAAAAGATGCTAAAGGTTATCATAAATCTTTATTTACAGCTATGAATGCTGATGCTATTGCTAATCACTTTTACGAACAAGGTAAGGCAGATGCTATGAAAAATAGTATTGCTAAATCTAAAAACGTTAGTATGAAACCAAGACAATCTCACGGTGAGGTTGAAGCTGGTGGAATAAAAGTAAAAGTATTAGGTGACAATTCTTCTGATTTTAAGTTTAAAATTAAAAACAAATAACAAATTTAAAATTACAAAATTATGGCAATTACAGGAGGAAATAATTTGAATAGCGTTCCTACTATACAAAAGCAAACGCTAGCTACAAATTATTTAGATTTTACGGGTTCCACGGACGTAACGTGGGCTCAACAATATTTACCAGATCTTATGGAAAAAGAAGCTGAAGTGTTCGGTAAAAGAACAATTTCAGGATTTCTTAATCAAGTAGGAGCTGAAGAGGCTATGACATCCGATCAGGTTGTTTGGTCTGAACAATCAAGATTACACATCTCAGTAAAAGGTACAGTAGTAACAGCAGGATCTACAAATGGTACTTTTGAGGTTACAGCTGATATAGATGGTAATACTAGTGGTTTTACTTTAGCTAATCACGGTGTTAGAGCTAACGATTTAGTACTTATATCAAGTGCTGGTATAACTACAATGTGTTTAGCTACTGACGTTGACACTGCTACAATTCAAGTTGAACCTTTTGATAAAGCTGATTTAACTGGCCACGCTACAGGTGCTGGAGCTTCAACTTTATTAGTTGTTGGTTCTGAATATGCAAAAGGCAAATCATATAGCGCGGTTGATACAGCAAATCCATTAACATCTGCTGATTCACACGAAGCTAACCAACCAAGTTTTAAATCTTTTTCTAATAAACCAATTATTATGAAAGATTACTACGAAGTATCAGGTTCTGATGCGTCTAGAATTGGATGGGTTGAAGTGTCTACTGAAGAAGGTCAATCAGGATACTTGTGGTACTTAAAAGCTGAAGCTGATACTAGAGCTCGTTTTACTGATTATTTAGAAATGGCTATGTTAGAAAGTGTTAAAGGTTCTAACTCAACTGTTGTTGATACTAGTTTAGGAGCTAGCGCTGATTCTGGTGTAGGTACTCAAGGTTTATTTGATGCTATTACTGATAGAGGTAATGTTACTTCAGGTGTTACTGGTGTTAACGCTGCTACTGATTTAGCTGAATTTGACGCTATCTTAGCTGAGTTTGATGCTCAAGGTGCTATTGAAGAAA